CAAAGGAGCAACCGATGGTCTTGACATCCAAGCGACCAAAGCGGCGTTTGAGGCTTTCCTCCGCCATGCTCGCGTCGATCTTGACTCCGACGACTGTAAGCGCAAGTACTTTGAGACCCTCCGAAATGTGCTGTATGAACAAGTATTGCACTACCAGGAGGGTGGTCCCAACGTGACACACCAGACAAATGGCCAACTTATGGGCAGTAACCTCTCCTTCCCAATTCTTTGTGTCATCAATCTGATTGGATATTGGATGACATTGGAGGAGTATACCGGACTCACTTTCGAGCCCGGGGATCTGCCTGTTCTGGTGAATGGCGATGACATCTTGTTCCGAATTCCTCGTCCTCGTCCAGATGATCCGACGAGTTTCTATGAACTTTGGATTGCCAACATTACCAAGCTCGGATTCGAGCTCAGCGTCGGCAAGAACTACGTTCATGACAAGGTCTTCACGGTAAACTCCGAGTGCTGGCACGTCAAGGCCGGCAAGAATGGCCAACCAATCTTCCGTCGAACCCGGCACCTGGATGTCGGGCTCTTGACGAAGAACAATGTTGCCCAGCGCTTGGAGAACCGTACTCTGCCCCTGGCCGACCGTCTCAATCAGGTCTTGGAGGGGGCATGGAACAAACAAAGATGTTGGAAGAGGCTTAAGCACTATTATGGGCGCGATATCAAGGCCTGGACTCTGTTTGGGAAGTCCGATCGGCCGACTACCATGAATGTATTCGCGCATTCCCTACTTGGCGGTCTCGGCGTGGAGCACAATTTTCCCGAGCATCGCGGCGGAACGGACAACATCGATCCAAACTGGTCGAAGTTCCAGAAACGCTTCGCGTTCTTCTGCCGCAAGAAACTCGAGGGTGTCTCCGACTATGCCGATTTGAAGAGTTTTGAGCGCATTGCGCTTACTGCCAAGTCTTCTGGGAAAGGTCTCACGTATGAGATCCCAAGTGCTAGCGTGCCGTGTGAGTGGAAAGAAGCTGGTGCTGATGATTTGCGTGAAGTCGAGCCAGACATTCGGACCCTTCCGACCCTCTGTCGCCCGCAGCCCACCACTTCCGAAGCCCGGATCACCAAGTTTACCCTCCGTCGTCTTCACGACTTCAGGAAGGTCCACAAGGATGCCGGGATGAAGTTTGACAAGTTGCCGGGACATTGGTCTAAGGTCCTGTCTAACCGGGGTGTCGTGGAAATCTCAGCAACCGCTGGCTCAACTCCGAATGGGTCCACAGTCTCATCTCCTAAATCGCATTGCGAGCCAAGGGACTCTCCTTTCACCATGTCAATGATGAGGGGAATTGTCCTGGATGGCCAACAGACTGGACGGGAGAGCGAGAGCGCAAGGACTACGGGAGCCTTTACGTTCTCGTAACTGTGGATGTACAGTCGGTATCGGAAACGGTGGGTGATCTGCAGGAAGAAACAGGGTCCTGCCTTGCGAAGCATGTAAGAGGGTGAAAGTCCCGCCACGTGCTCGTCGTTTCCGGTATGTTTCCGACATGACTAATACTGCTAATCGAGATGCAGTACGGCAAATCAATCGTGATATCAATCACGCACAACACCAGTTGAAGGTAGCGTCTGCTAGGAATCCTCCTCGCGGTCGAATGTCTGAGACACAGGCTGTGTCGAAGCTTCAGGCTTTCCTTCGTGACCGCAGAGCTCGAGCAACCGCTCCTCGACCGGCTCCGTCAACTTCTCAACGATTTCGAGGTCAGGCACCTGCCCGACCTGGTCCTCCCAGGACAACCGTCCGAACCGCTCTCACCCAGAAGGCAGAGCGTGGAGGGAATTCTTGGCGACAGAATGTGGCCAATCCCTTCTCTTTGGACGTTGCTAAGTATCCTGGTTTGGACATTGG